CAGTTCCATCATAACTATTTGCCCAGACTATTTCTGGTGTACATATGTCTCCATTGCTAATCTTTACTTTATGATTATCAAACTCATATTTTACTATACTTCTTGCTCCTCTACCAAAAGATTGCACTTCTTTAAGTTTACCACCTTGCTTTGTAATAATCTTATCAGACTTATCTATTACCATAGAGTTACTAACTAATTGGTAATTATCTGTCATGCAAGAAAGTATCTGTCCAGTATCTTCTCTCATAATAAACTTATACCCAGTATCTTTTACAAAGTCTTTTCCTAATTGAGCGGGTACTTGCTTAACAGGAAACATTATGTCTTGTATGTTTGCTTTCATTGTCTCTCCTCTATTTTGATTATTGGTGGAACTCCACCTATTCTTCTACGTTCTAACTCTTTTATTGCTTCATTATCTTTTCCTATTGTTTGTATTATAGTTCTTAGATACGGAAACCCTTTACCTTTATTTACATGACCTCCTTGATAATATGATTCTATACCATATTCTACAATTCCATCAGATATACTTTTGATTGCTATTAAAAACTTCCAATACTCTGTTCTATTTTGTGAAGGTATTAAGTCATTTATAATAGTTGCTATTTTATTTATCTTTTTTCTTGTAGATTGATTTCTTGCTCTCAACATTTCAGACATCTCCCTACCCATGTTATTACCTCTGCTGTAAAGATTAAAACCACAAGAAGGACATTTGCTAAACTTGTTTGTTTTATAAGTAGCCACTTGCTATTTTCTCCTTATAGTCTTGTGCTTGTTGATTTTGCATTCTTAGTTGAGCTTCTTCTTCTCTTTCTTTCCAGAATACTTTTAATATATCACAAACTTCTTTACCTCTATGACCATCATCTCCTATTGCAATGTCTACTGCTAATTTAATTTCTTCTAATGAAAAACATTTTTCCATTTCTCTCTCCTTATTTTTTTATTACTCTACTTCTCTTTCTTACTTTTTCTAAACCCCAAGTAATCCACCATCCATTACCATGTTCTCTAAAAAACTTATCTCTTTCTTTTAAATATTCAGATTCATCTTTATATCTAAAACCTCTTGGATTTTTTCTATCATAGTAATGTCTCATTTAACAATCTCTACTTCTGTTGTTAATCCCCATCGTTGTTCATTCATATAGAAAGGGTCATTTGACCTATGTTTAGTTACATATACAGTTACTGAACTTGGTGTTTTGTTTAGTATTATTCCTTCTGTATATGAATTGTGTACTTTTACAAGTTGTCCAATATTAACATCTTGTAAATGCATTGCTCCTTTTGGTGGAGTTAGTTTAGGTTTATCTTTTAATGCTTTAGTCGCAAGTTTTGCAATACGGCGCTTGACCTTGTTCCAATGATTCATTATTATTCTCCTCTATTAGTTTATTTAAATCTCTTTTTATTTTTACTAAATCATCTTTTATTTTTGTAAAACTATTACTCATTTCCATATTGCTAAATATTTCTGCTGACCTAGATGCATGAACAAGAGATATTATTATAGTTTCTATTTCTGATTTAGTGAATTTTATATTTGCTGTTGCTTCTTCCATTCTATTACCTTTATTATTTATAAATTGAGGGCGGCTATTCTTGGTAGTAGAAGAGAGAAGAGAGACTTATATAAATAAGTACCGCCCTCTCTCTAACTTACTACATTTTTGTGAAAAGTAAAAGGGGAAGTTTGATTCGCCAAAACCATTTAGTCAACCAATTTACTTTACTTTTCGCTTTGTTAATTGGGTACACTTCCCCTTTATTTTACTTAGAAGGGTACATCAGAATCCATTTCATCTTCTGATAACTTTACTCCACCTTGCCAAGCTTTAACAATTGCTACTTTAAATGTAGACCTTTGTTCTTGCTCGTTAGGAGGTAGATGTTTAGTAGCTGCAGTTATGTATGTTTCTCTCTTTACATTAACTTTAACAGGAGTACCAATAACATCCTCTTCTTCAATTAGAATAAGTTTCTTTACATCTTTACCATCTACTTTATCTGTTTTTAGTTCGATTCCTAAGTTCTCTAAGAGTCCAAAGTATCTAGCATTTTTACTTGCAGATGAAGAATTAAGAAATACAAAGAATCCATTATCTTTGAATATTCTGTCTTTAAGATGAGAACAATCACTATAAGAAGGATTACCATCGGCATCTAATATAGGTACTTTGTTTTCATTTTTCATTACATAATCATATCCATTCATTTCATACAAACTTTGTTCGCATTCAGATACTTCTTCTGCTATTTTGTATTCCATGTTTACTACTATTGCAGGACCTGCTTTAGTATTTACTTCTCTAGTAGATAGAGTTGTAACATGAGCTGGATATTCACCTTCTTCAACAGGTTTCCAAACATCAGATGGATTGTATATTGCTTCTATTTCTTTTGGCATTTATTGCTCCTTATTGTTTTTTAGTGTTGCGTATTTGCTAACGAGTTTATTGTACTCTTCAACAAATTTTGTTTGATTATCATCAGGTGTAGTACCTTTACCACCTCTCATGTACAGCATTGGCACAACCTCTTTTTTATCTTTTGTTACAAAGATATATGTAGGTAGTGTTTTTCTTTTGCTTACTCCACCAGATTTCTCTAATGATTTAGCAGCTGCATTTGAAAGTACACCTTTTTCTTTTAATGCGTCTATGTTACTTTGTTTTTGCATTATTGTCCTCTCTTTCTTTCTGTTATTGTGAATGTGTGAAACGAAGGGTTTATTGTGATTTGTCTTTGGTCTGTGTTGATAAATACCATCATTGGTTTACCATTAAGTAATTTGTTACCAAGATACTTCACTCTTTGATGTTCTCTTCCATCACTTAATCCAATTGTATATAGTTCATTTTCTTGTAATAAACTATCATTATTTTGTTTAACTGGAATCATTTATTCTCCTTTTTGTTGTTTACTTCTCTCTCAAGTTTAGCAAAAGATGCTTTATAGTTTGCAGTATTAATAGAGTTATCTTCTATAAGTTCTTTAATAGAGTTAATTCTATCATCATCTATTTCTGATGCAAGTACAAGTATATCGCTTTTCTGTATATCAGATAATTCTAAGTCTTCTACTTGATTACGATACACATCATCAGCAACATTCATATACATATTTAATGCTTTTTTCATACAATCAGTATTTGCTGACTTAACATCATTACCAATATCAACAAATGAATCTGTTCCTCTTTGCTTCTGTATACGATGAGCTGCTGTCATGTCACCTTCTCTCCAGATACCTTCATCATACCATTTTAGTCTACCATGTACAACGAAAGCCTCACTTCCTAATGTTTCTGTTTTAACAATAGTCCAACTCCAACCTGGAAATTCTTTATCTGCGACAGATTTCATGTATCCAATCTCTACATAATCCATACCCATTTTCTTTTTAATATAAAACTTAGGTGTTTTTATATGTGAAACTTCTTTATGTTTTTCTGTTATCTTTGCTCTAATACCTTCGACTACTTCTAATGAGTCTGTTGATACCATTATTTGTGTGTTATCTGACATTATACTCTCCTATTTTATTAATTTACTTGGACATATTGTTTTATAGTTGCAATAATTACATTCCCAATCTTCGTATGGTACACCAAATTGCCAACCGGGTCTTAATTTTTCTTCAAAATATTTTTCTCCCATTGCTCTTACCATTCCATTTAACTCTTTCCAATAAGATTTAGCTTTATCAATCCATTCGTCTGCATATACTTTTACTTCTCTAATCATACTAGTGTTTTTATTATAGAAAACTAAGAACATATTTAATTCATTAATGTCTAACTCTTCTTTCATTCCCATCCCATACGTTGCTAATTGCATTCTGTATTTATCAAACTCAAAGACAGGTTGTTTATTCTTTTTAATACCAAACATAGTAGACCATTTATAAGCAGCTGTTGTTTTCAAATCATAAAGATTAAATACTTTATTACTGTCGTTATCTATATACTCTCCTATGTCAAGTGTACCAGTTACATTGTACTCTTCAAGATTAATTTTATGTTCAGAAAAAATAGACACTTTATTATCTATAATTTCTTTTGCATTTGTTTTTATGTGATGATGCATAGATTCTTCAAAGTCTTTATGTACAACAGTACCAAGCCTTAATATCTTATATGATTTATCATCCATACTATCTTGTGGAAATTCATACAATCTGTATAATTGTTTTCTGTAACAACTACCTGCTGACGATGCATGAAACTTACCATCATTTCTACTATCAGCGTTTTCTTCATTCTTATACTTTAAATAATCTAAATATATATCATGTATATTCATACTCTCTCCTTTCTTTAAATTTAACAATAACTAAGGTTACATACAACAGGATAATGTAGAACAGAGGCCCGAAGGAATTGAAAGCCCCTGCTCTACACTGGTCATCGGAGACCAATTATGAAGCTGCTAAACCCCAAAAGAAAAATGCTTTTATGTTACGTTTACCTTTGTAACCTTCTTTCTCTTTTATTGCTTTTAATACTGCTCCTTTTATTTCTATACAATTCCATGCACTAAACTTTGTACCGTCCATAGTTTTATCTACAAACTTCCAGAATTTCTTAGTACCATATCTAGGATGTTCTGTTATCATTTTAAATCCATCAGATGTAGATATTGTACCATTGTATCCATCATGTCCGTATTCATGTTCTGCTTCTTCTACTAATTCATTGTATGCTTCTCTTGCACTTTTGTATCTACCTAATGCAAAATCTGTTCTATCAAATGCTCCCATTATTTTATTTCCTTTATTTGTTTATAAATAGGTCGAGGGTCACTTATTGGACAATCTGACTTTTTTTTATAAGTTATTCCAGCAAATCTCCATCCTATTATTTTTTTATTATTATTTAACATATTTGAAATCCCTTACTAGTTTTACAGAAATCAATAAACTCTTCAATGTGTTCTTTATCCATTCTATAATTGTATTGAAAGTTTCTGTCTTTACCTTTAGGTATTCCTTCTGCTCTTGTATACTCTGTGTTACAAGCATTACAATCACCTTTTACATTCTCATCATTCCTGTATCCTGTAGCATCACAAAACTTGCAATCTTCTAGTGGTAGATTATCAAGATAGTAGTGATACTCTTTTATTATTTTAGGTATGTTAAGAGACTTTAATTTATCGTGAATCTTTAATGCCATTTTTTCATTTATTTCATATCCATCATTTACTGAACCAGATTCGTATGCTTCTTCAGGCAGAAAATCTTCACACTCTGTTGCTACTAGTCTCCATATTGGCCTCCAAGACCAAACATTTGCTCTAAAATAATCATCATTCTTTATACTATATAAGTCCATTCCCATGTGTATTCTCCTAACTATTATTGTTCATGAATTGTAAAGCGTGAAGTCTCCAGATATACTCTGGTTTACCATAAAGACCTTTTCTCTTTTCAAGTGTTTTCTCTAGATGTCCTTGTTTAGTTAAGTCTGTTATAGACCTACGTACAGATGTAATTAATGTACCAACAGGCAATGCTAACATTACTTGTGATGGTGATGCTGACTTACTTGTTTTGAATATTTCAAGTATTCTTTCTTGTTGTGATTTAGTTTTCTTGTGTGATTCTTTTAAATCATTACCAGTTTCATTAGTTGTGTTATAGTACATATTGTTCTCCTTTATGAGTATTTAGCGTTTAGTTTATTATAGTTTTTTATACATTGATACCACTTGTTCTTGTCTAGTGTAGACATTTCCATTGCTTGAGAGCTAAGCATATTATACTTACCTTCTGCTTGTATCTTTTTATATTCTTGAAACTCTTCTTTTGTTACTTCGTATGACATTATTTCCTCCATCCAAGCATACCATAATTACTCCAACCTTTACAAATACGCTTTGTTTTATTGTTTTTTTTTGTTTTTTTATTTAATCCATATTTAGGATTATAATCTTCTATTGTTTTGTGTTTTCTACTTCTCCCTTTCATTATTTCTCCTTTACTATTGTTATTTAAAATTTAGGGCGACTACTATCTTCGGTGACTCCCATCGTGTTAGCCACATTATTGCGCAATTGGGAACGAACTAGATTTACTATCGCCCTATTAAGTTTATGGGGTGAATGTGTGAACTGCGGAGTCCTACAAACATGACGTTGTTTTATCCACCCCAAAGAAATGACAGTTTTCGTTTTAAAGTGTATCACTGCCAAAAACACTTGCTAAGATTAATAGTGCATTCTGTATCCTGTGAGAAATCCTGTATCTTCATCCTCCCAGTTCACTATCTCAAACCTTACATCACAGTTGTCTTGAATGTACATTATATCATCCCATTCAATACTGTTCCAATATCCATGCTGTAGGATTCTACCATCAGAACAATCTTTAAATCGCAGGTCTTTATGTTTATATCCTTGTACACCAAGCAATAACATTATCTTATGCTCGATAGGATGCTTTGGAGTATCAAACTCTAGATTGTGTAATCCCATGCTTACTCCTTTTGTGCATTATTTTTATTTTACCATTAGTTATAAATATAACTGTGTTTCTATTATGCATATCGACACCAACTATCTTATCAGGTATCATTGTTTCAAAGTCCTTTATTGTGAACATATAGTTTCTCCTTTTATTATGTGGTTTATTGTGAAAAATTTATGCAAGAACCTGTGTTAATCCCTACCTCGCAATTAGCACGATGTTAACTCTCATGTTGTCGATATAGGAGCAGCGGGTTTCGCTACGAGTTTCTAGCTACTCACACATATAAGTCTTCGCAACTTTAAGCTATGATGCTTATTACTTATGGATTCTTGCAATTATTTAAATCTTAAAGTGTATGCCCAAGTGATGCAAAAAGTAGTATATATATAGTAATAAACTCCTTATATGACACTCTATGACACACTCTTATGACAATCAATGTAATAATATGTAATAGTATAGGTTGTGGGGGCTACATTATCACCCCCATCCCATGTTACTTAAACGAATCCATTGTTACTTCTGCATCATCTGGGTCTTCATACAATGGAGCATGACCTGCACTTACGCACATTTCATTGATAGTACCTAGCCTTGTGTTGTACTCTCTCTTAATGTCATTAATACTTGGTACTGACATACGAAAGGTAGAGTTCCAACCACGTTTGACTGGTGCTTTCAGTATCTTATTTAATGTCTCTGCTTCCAACTGTTCAGCTGCTTCAGCAAAGACTTTTCTTTCTAGACTCATATTATCTCCTTTATTAATTAATCAAATAAAATTAAAATCAAAAATAACGTAAATTCTATTTACGAAATCCCCCGTATAGGGGGTATACTATGGGAAAAAGGGTGTATTTCAAAATCCTATAATTTTCTTGGGTAACAACTTGGTCATCGCTTGACTTTGGTTTGACTTATGTATTAGATTCTGGGCGGTGGTTGGGTAAAGGATTAATATAATGTGTAGTAGAAAGATAAAATATAATGGCTCAAGAATACAAAGAATTAAGTAAACTAACCTTAGATGAGCAAGAAGACATTCTTCGTACAATGTCTCAATCTTATTACCCCATAGAAATAAACGATAAAGTATTTATGATACCTGAAGAGGTAAATGATTTAATAAATAGGCTTGTTGAAAGATTAGAAAAAAATGGACATCAAGTAAATATAGGAGATATCTTTGGAGACGCAAACGATTAAAGGAGTGCCTCACTATGTATATGATACATATGAGGAATTTAAAAAAAGTTGCCCTAGTGAAGAATTACACGATGATTGGAGGACTGGTAATCAAGGAGATTGGGTAAAATCTGATGATGGTAGGATTGTTCAATTATTAAAAGTAAGTAAAAATGTTAATCATCCAGGCGACAGAAAGAACTATAAATACGCTAATGGGTGGGTAAGAACTATTGTTGGTAGTTTTTTAAATAGACATACAGTTAAAATGGATACTGATTTTTCACAACATCCTAATAGGTATACATTTAGTAAAACAATTAAAGATACAAGTAAACGAGTAAAAGAACGTACTAAAGTAACAAACAAAGAAAAACAATTTGCTACGAATGTTGTTGTAGGTATGGGTGCAGTAAAAGCATATCAAAAAGCATACAATGAAATGTCAAAAAACAAAGCTGGTAAAAAAGCAGCTGTATTACTTAAACAGGAAAGAGTTATGAAAGAAATAGAAAAGTCCGTATTAGACGTTGCAAAAGGATTAGGTATAGACCACGAGTATATATTAGAAAAATTAAAACATCTTGCTGACTATAGTGAAGATGATAATATAATATTGCAATCCACTAAAGAATTAGGAAAAATTGTAGGAACATCAGGTAGTAGTGTTAAACAAATAGAGACTGGTATAGTTGGAATGTTTCAAGGGTTTGGTTCTGAAGACGTACAAATAGCAGGTCGAAAAAAAGAATTAGTAGAAACAAATAAAATAGAAGAGGTATAATATGTCAAAGAAAGATGCAGATGGTAATATAGTAGGTTGTAATTATTGCGGAGCAAGAGATATAAAAAAAGATGGATGGGAATACAAAGCAAATGGTCAAAAAACACAAAGATGGCAATGCCTTGCTTGTGGTAAAAAACAAATGCACCCAACAATTGTTGTTAAATCTCCCTTTGAAGCAGAAACAAAAGAAGTAGAATTTGTTCCTATAGAAGAAATTATTGCACACAGAAACAAACAATACAATCAAAAACTATCATCTAAAAAATCTAGAAATTTAATTAATATTAAAATTAATCAAATGGGGCCTATAGGTATACTACACTTTGGTGACCCTCATGTAGATGACGATGGTACAAACTTAGCAGAAATATATAGCCTATGTAATCTTGTAAATAAAACAGATGGATTGTTTGGTGGTAATCTTGGAGATATTCAAAACAATTGGATAGGTAGACTACAAGCATTGTACGGACAACAATCAACATCTGCAAAAGAATCATGGAGACTTACAGAACATTTTGTTAATCAAGTAGATTGGTTATACTTAGTAGCAGGTAATCATGATGTATGGAGTGGAGATGGAGACCCTTTAGAATTTATTATGAGACAACATAGTGGAGTGTACGAACAATGGGGAGCAAGATTAAATCTTATTTTCCCTAATGGAAAAGAAATTAGAGTAAATGCTCGGCACGTTTTTAAAGGAAATAGTATGTGGAATACTGCTCATGGAGTAGCAAAAGCTGCTCAGATGGGATGGAAAGACCATATACTTACTTGTGGACATACTCATGTATCAGGTTATCAAGTATTAAAAGATGCAGCTAGTGGATTAATAAGTCATGCATTACAAGTAGCTTCATTTAAAATAATGGATAGTTATGCAGATAAATTAGGATTAGATGATAAAAATATATTTAATGCGCCTGTAACTATTATAGACCCTTATTATGAAGATGATGATAATAGATTAATTACTACTATATTTAATCCATACGAAGGTGCTAATTATTTAGAACACAAAAGGAAGCAATGGAAAAAATCAAAAAAGAAATAGTAATTATTTACACATATTTAAAAAAAGAGTTTAGTGTTGACTACTCAACAACTCCTTATCCAGGTCCGTGGAAAATAAATAATAATATGAAAAATGTAAAATATCATAGATAAAAGTTTATTATAGATGGCAAATATAAACACACAGAATGTAAGTGAAGCTGAAGAAGCACTAAAACTTGCATATACAGACTTAATTGCTTTTGGTAAATTATTCTTACCTGATGATTTTTTACGAAGTGAGACACCATTTTTTCATTACGAAGTTGCAGATGCAATAGATGATTTAGAAGTAAAGCAATGTGCGATTATTATTCCTAGAGGTCATGGTAAAACTGTTCTTACA